GTGGAAGACAGTAACTGTTCCGTCTGCGTTGAGGGGGAGTCCTGTGTCTTCGTCAATCCTTCCTTGTTGTTGGAAAGTTCCTCCAACATCTGTGTTATCTGCTCGTCCTGTACCATCTCGTTGTGTTCTTGCTGCACGCTCATCGGATTGTAACTGTAACTCATTATCAACCTCCTGTAATTTAGTTTGTATAAGGTCATTTGCTATACCTAGTTTAGCAGCAAAACCAACCGCAGCATTGGCATAATCTGGTGCTTCATTATCGGCATAACCTGTTTCTACGGCTGTCTCTTTTAATTTTGCTGAGTCATATAATCTTTTTTCTGGATACCAAACTAGTGCCTGTAAATCTGCCATTGTTAAATCTGGCTCTGTTTGTTGCATTGTCTCCAATACTTGTGTAAATACTTTTACAATATTTCTTCTTTCTGGTGCGCCACTTGGTGCTTCTTTTTGACCGTCATTATCTTTAGCTAATAAATTACCTCTTTTACGCAATAAATCGCCAAGACTTAATGTCTTATCACCTTTTCTAGGTTGACCCATTATGTCTAAAAATATTTGCTCATGTTTAGGATCTTCTGCAAATGTTGCAATTTGTGCCATAGCAACACGATTAGCTTTTACTGTTGATGCATTTTTAATTGCTAGTGCTACGTTATCAATGTCACCTAATGTAAGTTTTCTACCTATTATTGTTTCAAACGCCTTTTTTTGTTCTTTTGTTAATGACCTAATAATTTGTTGTATATGATCACGTTTTACTCTTGCTTGCTTTGTTTTATCTGTAACTAATGTAGCTGTTACACGCCCCCATGTACGCATTAACCATCTATCCATAGTTAACTGTTCATAATTACCATATAAATTTGCAAAAAAACCATTACCAATTTTAGGCCCTGCTATTGCAGCACCATAAACCATTTCATCTAATCCATAACCACCGCCTACTTTTATTTGTTTTCCGTCTTTATTTTTTCCAACATATTCTTGTACTTGTCTTACTGTATGCATTGTTCTCATAAATTCTTCTAACTCTGCAAAAGGTTTTTCATCTAATAATTTATTCATGTTTTTAAAAGCTATTTCCATAGCTTCTCTAGCTTCACCGCCTGATTCAAACACTTCTGGCAATACATTATTTTCTTTATAGAAAGCATATGCTTGTTCTGCTAATTCAAAGTTTTTATCAACTTTTATACCGTTAGATGTAACAGCTAACGCCCATTTAAAAATAAAATTAGATTTAACATCAGTAGCAATCTCAGGATGAATTATAGAAAGTACACCTAATGCTTTACTAACTTTTTCGTTATACCAACCAACAGCATTTGCATTCTCTTGCAAAGCAAAACGTGCATCATCTAACAATGTGTTGACAAGATATTTTTCTGTTTCAACAGTAAATTCTGAAACATTTACTTTAGCTTTTTTTGCTTCTGCTTTTATACGGTTCTGTATTTCTAATTTAAAATCCCGGTTAGTTGCAAATGGTTTACTAGCTGCAAAATCAAAATTTTCTACAATTCTGGCTATTTGATATACAGCCTGTGGTATTGGTTTACCTTTTTTTTGCTTACCTCTTTGTGCCAATATTTCTTGTACTTGTTGTTTATATATGTTTGCTATCTCTGTATCCCATGTACCGCTATTAAATGTTGATTTAACTGCTTTAGGATTAAATACAACTATTTCTCTAACATCTTTCATTTCACCGGGCATAATTGCACCGTCATGTCCTTTTGCAATAAGGTTGTCTCTGAATTGATCTGCCGATACCTGTCCTGACCTTACTAATTCTTTATCGTCTAAAGTTGCATTGTATGGATTTTCTAAACGTACATACAAAGGCATAATAATTGGGTCTGTTGGGCCAGCAGGTAAACGACCTTGTTTTATCCTTGATTTTTTTAACTCTGTATATCTTTTAGCTAAAAGAATATTATCAGTTACATAAACTCCAGTTCCTAACCAACCAGTATCTAATCTTTTTGGATGATCTAATTTAAATTCACTTATGCTGTCTGTAGTGCCGTGGTAAACAACTTGTGGTGTGCCGTCAGCATTTTTTAAAACTGATTTACCAAAAAACTTTTTAAACTCAGGTGTGTCTAATTTAACTGAACCGTCCTGATTGAATAATTTTTGTTCTGGCGATACGTTAAATTTATCGTCAGTAGTTATGTTGTAAAAATATTTACTAAAAAATTCACTTGGTTTTATTCCTAATTGATTTGCTTGAACTACTGCAAAATCTCTTACTAAAGGTGCTAAATATTTAATACGATTAGGCGTAAATGCTTTTAATTTAACGTCTTTTAATTGTTGCGTAATATTATCTTCTATAGTTTTAGCGTCTTTCCTTAATTCATCTGCCAATTCTTTTTGTTCATTTAAAACTTGTTCTGCTTCTGCTCTAAGAGTTTCTCTTTCATTTGCAAACTGGCCAGCTTCTGTTGCACTCATGCTGTCCTGTGTTACACGCATATGTGGTTGCAATGCAAGACCTAACTGTGTGCCAGCAATTTTTGCAGCATATGTTCCTGTTGGTACTGCAATATCTCCCTGTCCACCTGTTGCATTTATTTCTTTCAAATCATTTGCTATTTGCGGAGAAAACAACTCCAACTGTTCCATAGTTATACCATTGCTTCTTAGCTGCTGATTTAATATTTCTGCGTCTATAAAAATGTTTGGTACGTCTTTGTCACTAGCTACATTCTGTACATAAGTTTCAAAAGCATTTGGGTTTCTAATTTTTGTTTTGTCTGTAGTAGATAAAGTAGATAATGAATCAATAAAAGCAGCATCCTTTGTTGCTTTTTTTGCTTTACTTGTATTAGTTATAAAACTAGGCCCTGCACTAATACCAGCAAGTGGCAACATACCAGTAGCAACTACTTCAAACACAGCAGCAAGTCTTTGTGATATTTCTGTTCTACCTTCTGCTGTTAATAATTTACTTTCAAATTCACCTTCTTCAAAATAATTAGCAAAATCTTCACCTGCAATATTTACCAATTCTTGCAATTGTTCAGTACCTACTTCTGTGGCCCAACTACGAAATACTTCAGTACCAGTTTTGCGTAAAACTTGTACCATAGTAGGTTTTACTAGAGACTTGTTAACTTCTTGCATAGTCTCTCTTATTAGTAAACTTTTTATTGGTGCTGCAACTGTGCTTATACCTACAAATTCTAATCCACCATTAACAAGACCAACTGATATACCAACGTTTCTTGCTACGTCATGGGAAATACCCATATCAATAAGAGCATTATACTGATGACCTGCTTCTATCATTGTTCCTTCTTTGGCAGAACCAGTTGTCATACCCCATATAAATCCAGTAATAATTCCACCTTTAACAGTAATAGGTGCAAATGGGCCACCAAATAATCCTAAAGTTCCACCTGTTGCTCCACCAGCCACACCAAACTTTACCGCTTCTTGCATGGTTTTAGACCATTGCCCACCTATAGTAAAAGTGTTTTCCCATAACCCAGATCCATCACTTTCTAATTCTTCTAGCCTTACACCTATTTCTTCTATACGTTGATCTATTATTTCATTAGATTTTCCTAAATCTACATTTAATGCTTTTTGAAAACCTAGCTTACCCTGTTCAGCCATAAGCCTACCCTTTTCCCATCCTTGCCTAGCATTTTCAGGAAAATTTTGTATACCAGTAAATGCACCTTCTATAAGACTTAATCTCTCTACATTGTCTTGTGCTATTGCTGCAAAATTAGGGTCAGTCAAATGACGCATTAATATTGGATTTGTTTGTGCCAAATTTAAACGAGTTATATTTTGTCGTTTATTTCTTTCTTTTAAAATTTCTAAAGTTGTATCACTATTTAATGCAACTCCGGGTGGTAAATTTAAACGGTTTGCTAATTTTTGTGCTTCGCCAGTATTATCTGGATCTAAAGAAGAAACTGTATGTAAAATTTGTTTTAATTTTTCTTCACGCTCTTTATTTTCTTGTTCATACAAATCATCAAATGGATTTTTTTGACTATAGTTTTGGCTTGGTGCTACAGAATTTAAATCATCAAAAGGATTTGTTGGCATTAATCTTCCTCCCTGTAAGCAAACGCTTCATTAACATTTTTAGGTTGACCTTTGCGTACAAAGTAATCTGCAATATTTTTTTGTGTATTAGGTTTGTTTGCTCTAGCCAAAGATTCTTCTATTAAACCCAACACTTTGTCATCGATTTTACTTGTAAATACTCTTACGTTTTCGCCTTTATAAGGTATATCTACATAAACATCTTGTAACCTGTCGTAATCAACTAATTTAATTGGTACATTTATTTCATCTCTAAAGAAATTATCTACATTGACTAAATCTGTTAACAAGATGTAGTCAAGTGCTTCTTGTTTTTCACCTAAAGTTAATTTTTGGTTGCCTTTTGCTATTTGTCGTGCATTAATTTCTTTTAACCATGCGTCATTTAACTGAATGTATTTTCTTTTTTTATTTTTATTTTTAGCCGTATACAAATCGCCCATATCATATCTGTCTAATGTAGCTTTTAACATGGTTACATTACCTGTTGCTTCTACTACAGAATCTTCACTTCTTAAAGAATCTGCATATCTTTTTAAATCAAGATATTGTCCATTACTTAATTTGTGACTATGAGATTCTAAATTAGTTGCAACTTCTGCTGGATTACTTTTTAATTCAAATTCTGTATCTACATCTGATTCTACTGGCTGTCCATTTTTTAATATTTCCTGATCTTGTTTAGTAAAATTATCAATATTAATATTATTAGCAATTAAATTTTGCCATCCTCCCGGCTCTGCAAATGCTATTTCTTTTGCGTTATTAAACGCTTGATTATATATAGCTCTTGTTTTGTTTTCTATTTTACTGTATTTGATATCTAAATCTTTTAACGCATAATCTAATTCTTCCTCATCTATAACTGTATCTTTAAGTTTTTCTACTAACTTTTCTTTTGGTTGTAAGCCTGTAACTTTATCAACTATTATTGTTTCGTCTGTGTCTGGATTATAATCATAGTCAACATTTTTCTTTAAAACTTCTAAATCATTAGCAACTTTATTTTGATATATTTCTGCTTTATCTGCTTTTGTTTCTGCAAAATCTTTTGCACCAGTTCTTCCTCCAAATCTTTTTTCACCAGTAAAAAAATCTAAATCTTCAGTACGAACACCGGGATTTACTTTTGTTGCATTTTCTGGATTTTGATAAAATTCTTTGACAGCTTTACTGTATGCTCTACCTCCTGTCGCACCAGTTGCAAAATCACTTCTTTTTGGTGGGTTTGGAAATATAGTTTTTGTCGCACCATAAAATCTATTATATTTATCGCCTGTTGCGTCAAGAACAAATTCATTGTATTTATCTAATATTGCTGCTTTTATTATTTTTTCATTGTCTGGATTTTTTAAAAATTCTTCTTCAAATTTTTTCTTAGCTGCTGCATATTGTCTACGACCTGCTTTATTGTCTGGAAATGTATTTTTAAACTCAGGCAAATCGTATTCTCGTTCTGCTTTTCTATATAACGAATCTGCTTTACTTACACCTAATTTTTGTATTGCAAACACATGGGTCAATTGGTGTTGCGGTATCATTTTTTTATAAACATTAGACGTACTTACAATTTGTTGTAATAGTTCTATTCTTTCATTTCTTTGGCTACCAGTAATATCAATAGCTTCATCATTACTATTAAAACCATCCTTTACTGATCCACCAATACCATTAGATGTAGTGTTGTTGCTGCTTAAAGCAAATATTGTATTAGCTTGATCTAAAAATTTTCCGTTGTTTTGATTACTATTATTAGCAATAAGTGTGTCATTGATAACGCCTTGATTATGTTCGCTATGTTTTTGTTCTACTTTTGTTTCTAATTCTTTGGCTTTTTTTGCGTTTAATACTGGATTTAATTTTAAAAATAATCTTTCAATTTCACCAAATTCTGCATCTTCAGTAAGTTTGTCTATAAGATCTTCATATATTTCATCGTTATATTCCCTTATTGATTTTATATATTGTTCACTAATTGGTATTTGTTTTCCGTTTGCGTCTATAGCATTAGGATCTATATTCCAACCTTTTAATATTGCTTGCTCTTTTAATTTTTCTAAACCACCAGCATAATGCAATTGAAATGGCCCACTAGGATCATTCCAAGTTGCATAATTAGCTTTTGCTTCACTTTTTAAAATTTCAAGACTAGCTTTTACTTCGTTTTCGTGCGCTAAACGTTGTTGCTTAATAGAATGCTGCGTCATTTTATTAGTCGCAGAATTTAAAGAAACTGATGCCATATTTTCAAACAAATATTTACTTTCGCCATTACTTGCTAACTCTGCATATTTAGCTAATAAATCATTGTTATTGTTATTAACAACATCAAAAGCAGATTTTCCTTCTTCTTTATTAACAGTTTTTACTGCATCAAAACCTTTAGTAGTTAAATAATTATTAGTACTTGCTTCTAATTCATTGTAAAATTCGTTATATAATTTTTTTGATTCAGCATCGTTAAATTCATCTTGTAATTTAAAAGCAATTGCAGATACGTTTTGTTGTGCTTTAGCAAAATTTTGTAAATCATCAGTAACGGTATCTTGTATAGGTTCTATTCTGCCACTACTAAATTGTGGAGCAGATCCAATTTCTAATCCTTCAGATGGTGTTAAAGGTACTGTTGCCATAATTAATTAACCAAAAAAACTTTCGGGTAAATTACCAACAATGTTGGTTGCGCCTGTTAACAACGTACTAGTCATATTCATAAACGGACTAATAGACGAAGCAGTACTAAACATATTGTTAGCTGATACACCAAGCATATCTCCTTGTATACCAATGCCAACTGCACGAGTTCTTTGTGCATTCATAGCTCTTACTTTGTTTGTGTTTAAAGTTAACCTATCTATTTCTTTCATTAATTCAGCACTGGCAAAAACATTTGCAGTACTACCAACACCCATCTGTATACCTCTTGCAGCAAATGATGCTTTAGATTTAGAAATTTGCTGACCTGTTCTTAAAGTTTGTATTTGCAATCGTTTGTTATATGCTCTTGCTATATGTTGCGCTTGACTTTCCAGCATACGTCTGTTGAGCTTCGCCATGTCACGCTGATGCTCAAGATTTAACGCCTGACTTTTTAATTTATATTTCTCAGTATTAGCAGCAGACCTAGCACTAATCATGCCAGTAAGTGTGCTTGTAATACCTAATCCAAGACCTAATTTATCTCCTAATCCTAAACTTGACCAACCTGTTGCCATTAGTTCAACAAAGTACCTATTTTAATAATATACATATAGGTTACTTGTTTACGGTTACACTATCCACCAATAGTTACTTCTAAAGTTAATGCAACTACTGTCAATGGTAATGGATCAGTTTGTCGTACAAATAACTGGCCATTGTCTTGCCAAGTAGGAGTTAACATAATTTTTATATCTTGTGTTTTTAATCTTGGTGGTTCACCATACGGTTCTGTAGTTCTTTGTTTTGCTTCTATTAATTTGTCTGCACTAGGGCCAGCAAAAATACCAGAAGATTCTAATACTCTTAACCAGACATGATTTATATTTTTTACTCTACCCTGACCAAATGCTTCTACTTGCAAAGCTAAAGGTAAACTTTGCAAATCACTATTATATTGCAAACCTATATGAGCAACACTGGCAGCACGTTCTAAAACTATTGTGCCACTACTTACTACTCTTTGTGGATGTACTGCACCATCTGCCAATATGCTTACAGTTTTACCTTCTAGATAATTTAAACCTGATATTGTATTTCTTGCAACTTCATATGATGTTAATCCTGTGTTTCGTAAAGGTGCTGGCAAATCTCTTTCTAATCTTGCAGTTGCTACGGTTGCACTTGTAGTAGATATAATTACACACCTATATGTATCTGTTCCATCTACTATAACTATTGCATCATCTACATCAGCTACACTTGGCGGTGCTTGAAATAAATTATAGTTAGTTGTCACTGTAACGCTTTCACCTCTTGTATAGTTTGTACCGCCAGAAATAGTTACAGTGCGAGAATTATCTGTATTTGTACCATCATATGTAGAGCCAGAATCAACAAAAAAACTATCACGTTGAGTTGCATATATTCTTGTTCCCATACGTTCTATATATCTTTTTGTCGCACCATTAATAGTTCTTTTAATAACGCAATAAACTACATCATCTGCACCTTCAGAAACTACTGCTACGCTTTCAAATAAACCATCAGTGTCATGTTGATGCCATGCACCTATTTGTTGTTCTGGTACATATGTAAGTCCTAATAATAAACCTTGATTATTTACAAACCAAACTACAGGCAATGGTGCTTTTGCCATACCTATGTCTACAATTTCGAAATTATCAAATAAATGTGCTGCTCTGATAGATACATCACCTGTAATAAAACCATTAGCTTGCCAGTTGTAACCTAATTCTCTAACGTGGCCACCACGAGATGCAGCATAAACCATGCTGTTATTAACAATTACTGGTTGTGCATTGTTTGCACCAACATAAGATTGTGGTTTTACTGATATAGACGTAGGTGTTATAGCGTCACTGTTTACAGAAGTTACACGCCACTCTGCTGACCCTGTAAGCATAAGTAAGTTTGTTAGTGGAACTATATGCCTAATAGTATTTGCTTCACGAGCAGCAACTCTAAACTCAATACGGTCATCATCTCGTATAGGTAAACCAAAAGACATATTACTTTCAGTACCTGACTTAGTCATCCATATATTTTGCGGTGCATTATTTGTACCAGCAAACACTCTGCGTTGTTCAAAATAAGATACAGCACCGGGATAATTACCGCTTCCTACAAAATCATTTTCATATATTGGTGGCGTTACAGAAAAATCTGGCCCTATGTTGTCATCAATAATAGTTGTAGCAGTAGTTTCTCCAATAAATCCATATATACCACCTTGATTTTTATAAACTCTATATCTATCAGCAGCAGCTACTGCATTCCAAGTTACTGTATTTTTTGCACCAGTTACAAAAATATTATTATTGACAGATGCAGAACTAGATTGTGCGCTTTCATCTACTAAATTTGCTGCAATAGAAGTAACTACATATTCGTGTGCTTGATAAGTATCAGTGTTAATACTGGCAGATGAAGGTATATATGCAGCTACACTAACTCCTCCCGGTGCTGAAATAGGACTACCAAAATCAATTAATTTAAGTTCCCATTTTGTTGCGCCTAATCTTCTTAGTTCTCTTGGTGGATGATTTGGATGTACTAACGTCATAACGTCAGCAGATTGTACATAATGCAAATCAAATAATTCTTGATCTTGTGCATCCTGTTGATATGGCGAAGGTATTTCATATGTCATATCAGCAGGTAACGCATACCAATTGGTAGCATTTGGTGGCTGACTATTAGAATGCGCTGTTTTAGCGTAATAATTTACACCGTTATATAACGCTATATCTCCCACTGTATAGTTTGTTCCACTGTTCCATGCTGCCCCATCTACATATTGCAGGGTTAATCCTTGTGTATGAAACCTAAAATATTCATGGCCCATTTCGATAACCATAGTTTGCACAGTATTAAAAGTAAATGACAACAATCTTGTAGCTTTTGTACTGTCTTTAACTTCTTTTACAAACTTAAATCCCGGTCTATTTTGTGCTGGCCCTTGTGGTTTAGCAATAAAATTACGCATTTTTGCTGAACCTTGTTGATATTTAGCATCATCTATACGCCCAAACATTTCTGGCGATATTTCACCTGCCGAAAATGCTTTAGAAAATGTGCGTGTAGTTGGCATAATCTATCTCCCAGATGTCCAAGGAACAATATGTTCTATTGTTATATCTCTTTGTAAATTATCTGCTTGTTTTGCGCTAGATAAATATCCTTGCATCATTTCTATACAACGTTTTGCTTCTGCCATGCCTTGATCACCTTTTATTATTGGCCCTGCAAGCATTGATGCTAAATGCCAAGATAATGTATTAATAAATAAAGGTGGAAATAAAGTAGAATCAGTTATTAATGCTTGGTATCTCAACATTGCATTTTCTTGATTTGTATAAATATATGATCCTTCTATTGCAAATTGTTGTGGTGTATATTGTCCGGCTACAATTGTTGGCGCATAGTTAGATGTTATACCACCGGGAGTATCACCAGCAGACATTCTTGTAGCATAATCATTTTGTGCCGTTGGAGATATTATTGCAACAGCCGACATCATGTCAGCAGGTGCTGCGTATGCATAATCCCATTGATCTAAAGTATTAGTAGTTAAAGCTAAACTACCCCTTTTAGATGCAAAAGACCATGTATGCATTGCCAGCAAACTGTTTCTTGCTATTGGATAAAAACGTGCAGCTTTTTCTGCTTGTGCTGATCCTTCGGGTGGGGATAGCGTAGCTATTGTTGCATCATCACCCAAGTTTGCTAGGGCAAGGTTGCAAATATCTACTTCAGTTGCCATGACATCTCCTAAAAAAAAGGGAGGTTAGCAGTTATACTACTAGCCCCCAGTGTGTAAATAAGAAAACCAATGCCTACTTACTTGCTGCTTCAAGTTGACTAATAAGAGTTTCTTTTGTTTGTCTTCTATCAAGTTCAATACCAATAGAACGACCATAAACTTCAAGTTCTGCTTTAGTCATTGATAAATAATCAATTGATTGAGTAGTTGGCTGAACGTCTTCTGACAATACGGTTGTGTTTGACGCCACAGGTAAATCAGGTTCAGTTCCACCAACTAATTCAATATTACTATTGAACTCTCCGTTATATTCAAACTCTTCATCAGGTTCTCGCATGGATTGACCAACGAAACACTTGACTTTAGCTCTGTAAATAGGCATAGATTCTCCTTATTAAGCTACGGTAAAACCAGAAGCATAAAACTTTCTACCGTCACCGATTGTTTCTACTATATCAGCAGTAACTTTACCAGCGTTAAAAGTACCAGCAATTGTGTATCTAGCACCAATATATCTCTGGCCTTTGCCAGCAATATCTGGGTTAAAACGTACTACTACGTTTTTGCCTAATGTTAGTGCTGCTGTAAGGATTGCATCGCTGCTACCAATAACAGTAGGACTAGACAAGTTAGCATTTGCGCTAGAAATAACTTCAAACTTTACGCTTGTACCATTTGCTAATGCAGTAGTAACAGCAAAGTTCATATACAATGCAGTACCTTCACCTATGTCTCTAGCAGTTCCTAGATCTACAGTGTTAGTAGATACAGCAGTTGTTGTAAGTGCTTGATCTTCACTTACTCTGAGTAATGAATCAGTAATCATTTTTAATCTCCTTTGTTAATAAATTAATTAAACAACACGAGCTTCGCTGTTAATCAACGCATCCACTCTTCTTAGAGGTACGCCTAAGAATGATAAGTAGCTTTGTGCTGATCCAAACTGTGATAAACCTTCTTGTATTGACAAGACGTTTTGTGATTTATCAAGTGCTGCAATAGACATTCCAGAATGAACTGTTCTGTTCATATAGAAAGCTGCTCTACCCATTGCCATGTTTGGTATTCTGTACAATGCTCTAGCCATTAACTTAATTAAATTTGTTGATGCAGCAGCAGTTTGAGTGTTAGAGCTTGCAAGGAGGTCAGAAATGTCGATGTTGCAAATACGAACAACGTATCTCCAATCTTTAACAACAAGACCATTTTTCCACTGATAACGAGTAGCAAAAGCCTGTAATCTTGTACCGTCACTGTTGTATACAGTTTGCTCGCCAAGATCTTCGTGAGTTAAACCTGCTTTAGATCCTTTAGGAAAAGGACAATATACAGTTTGATCGCCCCAAACAACTAGATATACAGAAGCATTATCAGAACCTGATCCACCTGCATCAAGAATGTTTACAGCATTATCTGCGGAAAGATCACCGTATCTTGGTGCTAAACCTAGAAATTTCTTAGGATCTGTTCCGGGATTACCATAAAACATAGTCTCAGCTTGAGTCTGGTTCATTGCTTCCAAGAACGCAGTATCTTCAGATAAACGGAACTGTGCAGTGTTACCATTTAACATTGCTAAGTCTTTGTCTACTTCAGAACGTGCTTCAAGAATTGCACAAGCCTCATCAACTTGAGCAGTTGTTGATTTGCTGCCGGGAATACCTTGGTTTAATGCACGGAAATAAACTGATGGTAAACCAGTTCTAATAATTACACGTTCACCAGTAGGTAAATTACCTTCTTTAAACACACAATCATCTAGTATTTCGTTGCTTTGTGATAGTAATTCTGCAACGATTGGAACTCTACCGTCTGGGTCAGATCTTTTTGCCCAATCCGCTAGTGTTAAATTTGAGGTTGAGAGAGTAGCCATTTAATAACTCCTTACTTGTTTTGCTGATTTGAATACAATGAATTTGCTATAGCGTTAAAATCCTTTGGGCCACTTGTTCTTAATGAATCAGCACCCTCAGAATTACCGATATAACTATCTTCACTGATTGCCTTACCTGCTCTGTACATAAACCTGATTATCTCAGGGTGATTTCCAAAGCCTGTTTCAACGAGCAGCGACTTCAAGGCATCATTACCAAACGTATCTAAAGCAGATTTTGCAGTTTTTAGATTGGCATCAAAATTTTCACCGCCAAATTCTTCATCTGATTGTGAATCATTGACCCATCCAGCTTTTGCATCTTCTAAGGCTTTAGCTTGTTTAGCTTGAACGACAGGTGCTACCTTGTCTAATACCTTTTGTGCAGCTTCTTGCGACAGGTTTAGTTCTTTAGCGACATCACCGAATGCAGTTAAGACTTCGGGGTCGAGTTCTTGCGGTGCGTCAGCCACCTTTGGATTAAACTCGTAATTTTCAGGCGCACCTTCTGGTGCTTCTGATTCGCTAGTTTCACTTTCAACAGTGGTTTCATCCGAAACTTGTTGATCCTGTGTTTCAGCTTGCTGTTGTGTTTCAGTAGTTTGCTCGCTAGTAGCAGTATCTACTGGTTGCTGTTGTTCGCTGCCTTCATTTGTTTGGTTGGCTTCCGTCATCAGCATCTCTGACATTTTTTTGCTCCTTAATCATTGTCGGGTATAACTCAGGACAGAGAGTGTGGATTAAGTTAAGTATTTGCAAACCATAGTTCCTGTTACCTTCGCTAAATGACATTGCCATTGCGTTAGTGTTGAACGATGATCGAAAAACACCTGCTTGCTCCAGAAGTCTCCAGATTAATCTGCGACCCCTCTTGCTGCTCATGAGCCATTTAATATCCGACTCTTCATTTTGGCGGTCAATTCTTTCCGCAGACTTTTTATTGTCTTTAGATTTTTGTTGACCTTTGAGATCGAGAGGATTGTATTCGCTCATAAACCAATATATCTAGTGATACCAAGGTTACGGTTACACCTAATTCTGTTTTGGATACATTTTCTTTGCAGTTTTTGCAGCATCTTTAAAATCTTTTGCAGTAGGTCTACCTTTTTCTCCCTTTCTTTTCATCCGTTCGCCAGAACCTTCTTTAATTCTTTTGCGTTTTTTGTGAATGTTTTCGTAAAGACTCATTTGTTTGTAGCTCCGTATAGTTTGTTTGCAAATTTTTCTTGTTTGGTTTTATTTTTTTTCTTTTCTTTTTCTTTTTTATTATGTTGTTCTAACATTTTTTTGTATTTCATTCTAAACTCGGCTGACATATTGCCATAACCAAAGTTGTCTGCTGATTTTTGTGGCATAAAACCTCCTATGCTAGGTAAGTTGATGTATCAGCAACAGGTTGCGCCTTGGGAGGAGGTGTTGCTGCCTTTTCTCCATACAATCCTTCTGCCTGATCACCACTTTTATCAAATGGTTCTATACCCATTGCAGTTATTTGTAACTCTACATTTTGTTCTACACCATCTTTTTCTTTACTTTCTCTAACAGTTTTGACATATGCCAAACCTTTAATCATCATTTCACTACCAGCTTCTGGTAATTTTTCTATACCTAGTTTTTCTAGTTCTTCTCTACCTAAAGATATACATAAACCGTAGCTATACATCGGTTCATCGTACATTTCCTCGCTATCTATAGGTTGTGCGTCTTTTTTTAGATCAATTAAATCCATTTTTATACCTCTAATGGTGATGGTGAGTTGTAACCGCTAAATTGGTTCATCATGTCCATAGCATTACCTGCATCTACTTTACCTAATTTTGCCATATTTTCAGCAGCTTGATTTTGTGCTTCTTGTTGTGCCATTGCTTGTTGCTGTTCTGCTCTTGCCTGACGTATTTTTGCTACCTGTGGGCCACTTACTATTAAATTAGGATCTACACCTAACATATCAGCATAACCATCTGCCCATGCATCAGAATTAAACTTGTCTAATACATCAGGTTTCATCTGTGCAACCATACCCATACTGTTTACATACCTATCTACACTGTTTGTACCAATAGCACGTTGCGCTTGTGCCAACATAGATACAAATTCTACGTTTAATTCCATGCCTTGCAACTCTTCTGGGGCTGGTGGTACTAGTCCAGCTTCTACCATCCTGTCAAAAGTTATATCAATTAATGGATCTAACAACTCATTGTGCAATCTTTCTAATACTGGCCCTAACATAAGCAGTTTTTCTTCGTGACGTTCTGCTACTTCTGTTGCTGTCATGCGTGTGTCAGTAGCATTTGCCAACATAAGAAACAAATCAGCATAAAAACTACCATTAATACGACTACGAACATCCTGTATGTCCATTAATAGGTGTTGTAAATTAAGATTTACGTTAAATGCTGTCTCTATTTTGCCCTGCGCCCCATCAATAAACGTAACCCCACCCGGCAAACTGTCTACATCTCTGTTTTTCATGTAGCTAGGCACTTGTAATGGTGGTTTTGTTTGGTAATCAATGCCCTGTGCCTTGCGTAATTGTTCATGTTGTAGCTGTTTTATGTCACCCAATGACTCCATACCGGGTGAATTGCCATAAATATCGCCACCTGCTACGCCCCATCTTGGTATAACTGCCGGAAATTCCTTAAATCCGCTTTCTCTTAACACTTGATCGCCATCACTACCTGTTTCAAAGTAACAAGACTTGTATGGCATATTCATATTGTCCTTCTTTTTGTAGTCACGATCCCTATCATCCCTTGGTTCTATAGCATGAACCAATGTAATCCAACTATCTAATGAACCTCTGTCGTACAAGTTTTTAACAGACGTTGAACATTTGTTATATCCAAACTCTCTTACTACTTCTCCTACTGTTTTTTGAAATTCTCTGTACAAAGTGTTAACTCTGCCCTGATAATCTGTAGCTATTGCATATTCTCCAATGGTTACAGGGTAATGATGTATAGCGTTTTTGCTATCGGGGAGGATAATAGAGCCAGCCGTACCAAATGCTCCAAGTTCTTCGTATATTCCATGTAATGTTCGGTATGTATTGGATTTTTGAAACACTAATTGCATACGTTCTGTAACATCTGCCAGCCATAATTTGACAGGAGCGTAGCTATTTAACTCAGGATCAGCAGTACCTAACCTAAACCACGGTCTTGCAGGGGATGTAGCACCAGCCATCATGCCAGCACCCAATGTTCTTAATGCTCTTGTACCAGTATTGTCATATATTGAGTTATGTCTTCTATGTCCTTTGTTTCTATCTTGCTGAAAATAACGTCCGTTTCTTGGTAATAAATATGTTGTCACTTCTTGCCAATGCGACCACCACGTTGCCCTTTCAGACCTAAGATGCCCCCACCTTGTTATTAACTTTTCTTTTTTTGTTTTCATAGGTTAACTTCCTAATAAAGTATTGCCACCTAAATTCAATAATGATGGATCTACTCCATAACCACCTGTTAATAGGCTACCGCCACCCATTCCTCTTGTTTGTTGTCCTCTAGTACCTGCATCTGCTTTTCTATTGTTAGTTAACACCGTTGCAGCAGGGCCAGCTTTTGCAGCCTGTTCACTTCTACTTACAATTGCTTCTACTTCTGGCTGTTTCTGTACTGCTCTGTTGTATTCAATGTCAGCACGTTCTGCTTCTGCCTGTGCAGTTTCTCTTGCCTGTTCGTTAGCTGCTCTTTGTTCTTGTAATGCTCTGTCTTGCGCTCGTTTCTGTTCATTAGCAGCTTTGTTTGCTACATAAACACCTGCTGCGCCTACAGCACCTACAACTGCTGCTACTGCCATGTCATAACTCCTTGGAATAAATAATGTCTTGTACACCGTATTTTAGTCTCGGCAAGATAGCAGCTAAAGTGGTGTTTTCTTTGGCGTGCCATAGCATTAATTTGCATCCGAGTGATGTTGCATGGGTTTCTGTTTCCTTAATCAAACGTAAACCTGCTCTGCTACCTCTAAATTCTTTCTTGATAAACAAGAGATCGTTTTGAGCTAACTTAAGATCAGCATAATGTGGATGATTAAGTACAAAATTAACAGAATAGCCAATTAATTCATCATCTTGCCTAGCTGAAAAGATAAAGATTTGACGCATCTCTTCCATGTTTCGATACGCCTGTTCATCTGGCTTAAGTTTCATAACTTGTTTGTTACGAGCAATCTCTTCGTAATGCTCTTCAAACAAAATATTTGCTTGAGCCAACATCTCGTCAACTGTGGCTAGTTTGATGTCAATCATTAACTACTCCACATTCGTCAAATGTAACTGCATTTTTGTCAGTTACGGTCACGCCTTCCATAGAAAAGTATTTAGTTACACAATCAAATATTATATGTACTCTGTCGGTCATGCCAACATTGTCCGCAGTGTGTAGTTTTTTGTGGTTAAACCACCAGACGTCACCTACCTCAAACTTTTGCTTTTGATCTCCGCAAGTTTGGCTACACCATTGATTACTTTGCAACACTAAATGAAATCTAGAGTAGTGATCTGCATAGAATCCTTGGTCATTATGTTTGGTTACATGGCCACTAGGTTTTAAATTAACAATTACTACCCTTCCCATGTCTTTAACTTCTAGTTTTTTTAGCACTGGTTGCATCAATGGCACTAATGCAGGTTTTAAATATTCCATACATGGGTAGTCGTATGATCCTGTATCCCATATGACGTAGTAATGACTCATTTTGTATGGCCCTCTAACGTATATCGACTCCGTATCTTTGTGTGGTGACCCAGTAAATTTTTGCCTTGCTGTTATTTCTTTCCATAACTCAGGTTTGGCATCTAATAATTTAAGCAATGGCTTTACATCTAAACCATGTGCTACACGGACAAAGTTAGATTCTTGTGTATGGGTCATAATCAGCTTTCTGTGTGGCTTCTTTACGTCTTTTAATGTATATGTCCTCTGCTACCTTTTTGGCTACTGGTAACGCAAATGTTAATGCTAGTGCATCAGCTAGATCTGGTGACCCTGCACCCTGCAATCTTTTCTTTATTTGATCCTTACCTTCCAATACACGCCTACCTACATTGTCGTACCAATATATCGGTGTTGCTAGTTCTTGCTTGAGGGCTACATCGTTTGGTATTGCACCTCCTTCTTCTATCCATTGCTTCATTAACCACCACATTTCTGTTCTACGGTTGATGTATTGATCTGGTTTCATTGCCTTACCACCAAACGGTATTTCGATTACGTCATATGACAATTGCCTTAGTCTGTCGATTACGCCACTACCTGCACCTGCATCACAAAACACTGCATCTGGTTTATGTTGCTCTATCAGATTGGCTACTCTGGACGCTAATTCCATATTGTCTATACCTCGATATACAACTGGCTTAAATGCTTGTTTGCCCTGCCGTCTAAACACTACAGATCGGTCATCACCAAACCTTGCAGGGTCGATGCCAAGGATTATGGGAAACAATCGTACATGGTCTTGTTGGTATATGCGCTTGGCTGCATCTTCGGTATCTGCCAATGCAATTAACTGGTCATCACCCTGTGCAGAAAAGTCACATAAATACTCTCTAGCAAACGATGTCTCACTCATATCACGTTGCAACCTTTTTACCTCGTCTGGGTGTAGCGAATCAGTATCGAATACTGTGTACCTTGCTGCTGTCCATCCCTCCTCATTGACAGCCTTGTAATACAGTTCTGAAAAGAGGTTGATACCACTCGGAGTTCCTATAAAGATAGACCACCCAAGACGGTCAGATAGTGCTGGCTGGACTATGTCTGTCCATAGCTCGTTCTTCAACTGAGCCACCTCGTCCATGACTATGCCGTCCAAACGCAGACCTCGCATCGCATCTGGATTGTCTCCACCAAACAATCTGATGATCGCTCCATTGTGTTTAAACCTGACCGATAGCTCACCCTCGTTAATGTCGATTACAGAGGTTCTACGCAATGGTTCAAGTTTGCTTTTTAATCTTTGCCATGCAATAGCTTTTGCCTGTCTTAAAAACGGAGCAATATAAATAAACATGGCTAGTTCTTTCTCTGTCTTCATGGCCTTGTCTATCAGTTCCATGATTGCCAGTTCTGTCTTACCTGATCGCCTGTGCAATGCGTAAACGCTAAACCTTTGTTTCTTTATATGGCATTCTCTCTGCCAAGTACGAGGTGTGTAATCTAGCTTGATCAACGGTTGTCTCACACTTGTGGAACGCCTGTTGAAATAGTCAAACTAATATCTCCCTTTGCATCAATTCCAACTCTTTCTCCATACTTTTTAGGATTCCATTTGGCTAACAACTTAAGTCTTGCTTCTACCCTATTCTTCTGCATCTGCACTGCTGCTGGATCTAGCCTTGTATTGCCCTCAGAACCGCACAAAGGAGGAGGAGAATCTATTATCTCCAGACATTCTTCTGCAATAGCATCAGCACCCATGTCTCGCGCGTGTGCGAAGCGTGCAATAAAGTCTCCATCATCTTTTTCCAACCAGTTATAAATAGTTCTCCAGTTTGGTTTATTTTTCTGTCTGCAATAAGATCTCAAAGTATTACCATGAGCAATCCATTCTATTATTTCGTTAACGACAACAGGATCAGGTTTCGTTACAGGTCTTCCTAATTGTTTTCCAGTTTTCTGCAATTTGACATCGTCTTTCATAACGGCAAAGTTTAGCTACAGTACCTCTACTTATATTAAATATTTTAGAGAGAGTACCGTAACCAATACCATAATCTTCATGAAGATCTCGTAAAGCATCTACGGTTATATCAGAGATAGTGCTGTTATGATGATCAGCCCCAACTCTGTAACCTTTCTCATTAACTCCAACTACAAGGTGAGTTATTTTAGTTGTAGCTAAAGTCATTAAATATATAAGTAAAATTAGACATAATATAGAGAAATGTAGAGTAAATCGCAATACTTAAAATTAATTTGTTGACACCTGTTGGATTATATGCAACACTATAAAAGTACATTACTATTTTCTAATAACAATGACTACTGAAACTTTCACACCTAGCGAAATCCATGAACAAGCAAGTACATGGTTTATGACACACGCAGGTACTTATGCAAGATTGCTTAAGCGCACTAAAGCAGAAGCAAAAAGAGCATTTGTTGTATTTAGCGACTTAATGCTTGGCGTTGATTACAGAGATGTCAAAGGCAAAGCTAACAAAGATGCATTTATCAATGCTTTCATGTCTAGCTCAACTGTATCTGCAATTACTGCACAGCAACTAGTCGAGGGTTCTGTTGAATACAAAGAATTAGTTGACGCATACTTGGGTGAATAATTTCACCCATTTTTTTTATCCAAATTTATTATTAATCAGACCAATGACAACAACAACAGAACAAACATTTAAATGCAATGTCAATTATCAATTTGACATCAGCCTACAAGACCTCAAAGATTTATTTTGCACAATGGGTCAAGGGTCAGGCTACTGGGCGCATAGCGTGACAGTAGGAGACATAGAAGAAGATGAAGATGGCTATTATCTACCAGACCAAGACTACGAGCATGAGGGCTGTTGCGCTTGGCTTAAGGATATTAATCTAGATACTGTTATTAACATTGAAGATTGCGAAGATGACAAGCATCAATTCAAAGTACAAGATGTTATTACAGCTATCGAAAATATAGTCTCAGGTAAAACCAATCTAAATACCTATGATTGTACTCAAGTCTTTGAAGCATTTAAAGATAACAATCTAGGACTTATCGATGCATCAATTGCTGATTCTATATTGCAGATAATGACCTACAACACACTTGTATATGGATAGACCTATGGCCTTTGCACTATTTCCTTATTTACTTTTATTCCTAATCCTTATTTGATATGCAAAGAATCAACAACAACATTGACCAGTACATCAACTGGAATGATCCTGACTCAATTGAAAACTATTGCCCAGAAGATCAATTTGAGTATGTACCTGATGAACCAACAATTAAAGATCATGTAATTTATTTTTTACAAGATTATTTAATTGATCCAATCAGAATGTTTTGCATAAAGCATTTCAACATTTTTCATTACAAAAAACCATACGGTGCAGATTGGTTACAGGAGGACAACTAATGGACAATCCAAAACTAAACGATGAGCAAATTGAAAATTTAACTTATTCACTTTACTCAAATTTAATGGACTTTAAACAACTTAATACAGGTTTTATGCCAAACAGGGAGGACATTATTAAATGCCTTGACAACGCATTAAAAAATACATAGAGGGTATAACAACCCTCTTTTTTTTTGTCTAATTACTTGTATTAATGTTGCATTTATGGCAATATAGAGGTATGGAATCAACTATTAAAACACCAGTACAATTAGCCATTGCTGAGTTCGGTGGTGTGCGTGCTTTGGCACGAGCCATTCACAGAGATCCAGCATCAGTATCTAAATGGCAAAAGGGAGATGGCACTATACCAACATCTATTCAACGTAAGCTGCTTGAGACAGCATGGGATAGAGGTATAGAACTATCAGCGCATGAACTAATTTTTGGAAGAGAATGAATCAAAAAAAATTAGAAAAACTACAAAAGTTGTATGCATTGGCATCTAACAATCCAAATCAAAACGAAGCAATTGTAGCTGCACATAAATTTATTAATGCAATAAAAAAAGATGGATTGCATATGACATTGTCAGAGCAGCCACAGGCAACGCAAGAACAAATAAACCAAGCATTGCAAGCAAACTATCAAAAAGGTTTTACAGAAGGCAGCCAGCACTCTTACAACCAAGGTTATCAAGCAGGTTATGCAGAAGGTATAAAGGTTATTGGTTTAGAAAATCAAAATAAAGAAACTGGTTATGTAGAACAAACAACATACCAACCAAGTTATACAACTTTGTTTGTAAATAACAGCAGTTCAACAATCAGGATACATAAATGAAATGTTGGTGGTGTGACAGCGATCTTATCTGGGGATCAGATGTAGATATAGAAGAAGGCATGGGAGGTTATCCTGAGTTTTCGGTAATGACTAATTTATCTTGCCCCAGATGCGAATCTCAGGTGGAAGTATTAAAGAAAAGCGATGCCTTCGATTAACCAGTTTCTTGACAACTGTTGCATTATGTGCAATACTTAATACTGAAGGTGTTATACCTTCAATTGTTGTTTACTAATTTCTATTAACAAACACATGGAACAAATTAAGTTCACAAATCTCGAAGTAGAGATTATTACAGACAGACCCGAAGAGTGTATTGTCGAATGTTCATGTCAATTCTATGAAGATGACATGATAAAAAAATATGGTGATAGCAACAAGACCAATGACATCATCATTGAATACTCAACAGAAAAAGATGGTCGAACTGTTGAGCGTGAGGTATATCCAGAAGACAAAGTTTGGGATAGTTGTCACAAACTTTACAGGCATTTAGAAAAGTACAAGACATTACCTGAGTTAGACAAAATTGACAAAATGGTTTTGGATGATTGCTTATCAGGCAGCACAATGGATAGATGCGAAGACCACAGCCCACAATATGGCGGTAAGGTTGCAGCAGCAGCTAGACGAACAATTGAAAAGTTAGAAAAACTAGGCGTTAAGTTTAGTTGGGCTGAGAGGTGGTATTAATGACTACTCCAAAAACAGGTAAAACTCCACGCAGTTGGAAAGAAGCTGAAGCTCACCCTGCTATTGATGAAATAGTAGAAGAAACACATGATGACGAAATCAAATATTATATTTTGATTCAAGATCATGTATATAATCCCGGAACAGATGAAAAAGGCGGTGGGTTTTTTGTCCGTTCTTTTAGAGAGTTACAACAATCTATAGATTGGTGAAGCTATGACAGATACCCAGAAACTAGAAAGGTTGGCCTACTTGGCTAACCTTCCTTATTCCGATCACTCACCAGAAGATTGGGATGAAGAGTTACGACTAGAGTGTGAGCTACAGGACTTAGACCAATGACCACATTTATTGTCTGGGTGTGTTTAGTCACACTCATTTATATCTTTCTTAAAAACACTATTAACCATTATTAAAATGATCCCAAAAGTAATTCAAGACCATGACGGTAAAAACCCATGGCAATATTCAGTTGACACTACCAGACAAGCATTTTGGAAGATGGTAGAAAAAGGTGAAGAAGCAGACATTTTCGATCTTGTCTTTAGCGAGTTAACTATTGACCAATGTAAAAACATCAATAAATTAATTGATGCTGAAATTTGGAAAGAAATACATTTACAGGAGAAAGAGTAATGGATTTTATGGAAGAAATTAACTCAGAAACTCAAGCAATGTTAAACCAACTCACAACAAAAACAATTATGAGTAAAACAACTTCGCAAAGTGCCAAGGTTCTGTATCACTTACAGAACTACGGCTCACTAACTGCAATCGAAGCGTTAGAACTGTTTGCTTGTTTCAGACTTGCTGCCAGAATAAATGACCTAAAGGAAGCAGGGCATAACATACAAACAGAAATGGTAAGACAAAAGAACGGCAAGAAGATTGCTGTTTATTCAATTCCAAAAACTGAAAAACAAGGAGAATTATTCTAATGATGCACGAATACGATTCAGCCGTAAAAGAAATTCCAATAACCAACAAACAAGATTGGTTAGAAAACAGATTGCTTGATGTAACTTCTACAGAAGTATCAGCATTGTTTGATGTCAACCCATACCAAACAGAGTTTGAATTGTACAACCAAAAAAAAGATAAGGTTGTAATTAACAACGAAGACAATGAACGTATGGCATGGGGTCGCAGACTTGAAGACTCTATAGCACGAGGTTGTGCGGAGTCACAAGGATGGGATGTAGAACCATTTGATGTCTATCTCAGCAATAAAGATACACGCATGGGATCTTCCTTTGATTACAAAATTGTTGGCGAAGGATCACTTGGAATTATGGAGGTTAAAAATGTTGACTCAATGGTTTATCGCACGAAATGGATTGACGATGGCAATGGTCATATCGAAGCACCACCTCACATTGAGATGCAACTACAACATCAACTTCATGTTGCCAATGTTAGTTGGGGATGTATTGCTGCACTAGTTGGTGGCAACACACCAAAAACAATTATCAGAGCTAGAAACATAGAAGTTGGTGAGATGCTTGAAACAAAAGTAAAAGAATTTTGGGATAAGGTTAAAGCAGGTACACCACCTGACATTGATTATCTCAGGGATTCTAGTTACATCATCAAAAGTTTATGCAATCAGGCAGACGCAGGTGTAATTCTTGCAGCAGATGAAGACATGGACAAACTAGTTGATGATTACTATGCCATCAACAAAGAGTACGTTTCACTTGGCAAAACAAAAGATGCTTTAAAAGCACAAATTTTAGAAAAAAGTCAGAATGCATCCAAGATTGTTTCTAAATACGGAACAATCAATTGCGGTATGACAAAAGGTAGTCAAGGTAAATACATTACCCAAGACATGGTTGGTACATACATCAACCCACGCAAAGGCTTTCGCCAATTTAAATTTAATCAACCAAAAGGAGTTTAATCATGACCGCAATTACACCACTAGCAGCTATGCACGGCACACTTGAAAGCATGGCAGAAAAATTTACTGATGCATTGCCACCACAAATTGATGCAGCAAAATTTATTAGTGTTGCCAAAACAACTTTGACAATGAATCCATCATTGCTAAATGCAGACAAAACAAGTTTGTTGGCCACCTTTATGAAGGCAGCCCAAGATGGATTGTTGTTAGATGGCAAAGAAGCAGCAGCAGTTAAGTATGGCAACTCAATCCAATACTTACCAATGCTTGAGGGAGTACTTAAAACATTGCATAACAGTGGACTTATAAAAACTATTTCTGCTGAAGTTGTATATGAAAAAGACTTTTTTGATTACGAATTAGGTAGCAAACCACAGATCACACACAAACCATTAATTACTGGTGACCGTGGCAAACCTGTTTGTGTTTATTCAGTTGCAGTTACAACTAATGGCGGTGAGTATTACGAAGTAATGAACATGGATGACATTAACAAATGTCGTGGTGCATCTAAATCTAGTTCACATCCAAGCTCACCTTGGGTTAATTGGTTTGACCAAATGGCTAAGAAAACTGTCATACATCGCATTGCAAAACGTCTACCTAAAAATGATGCAATCAACTCTGTGTTGACACTTGATGATGACACAGATTTTAAACAGCCAGTAAATGTAACTCCTACACCTGAGAAACAAGACCAACCATTGTCTAGACTAAAAGAAGCTATGGGTATGGATGATGCAGGTGTAGATAAAGCTAGAGATGAAGTCCTTAAAAAATACAAAGGGGAGGAGTAATGCATTTTTACTCCTTCAATATTGGCGATTACATAAGCCATACTAAACACTTGTCAAACATGGAGGATCTAGCATACCGAAGATTGCTAGACCTCTACTACCTACATGAACGGACGTTGAACGAGGATGTGGCAACTGTTGCACGCAAAATCAACATGAGAGATAACGTACCAGAAGTAAAAGTAGTTTTAGAAGAGTTTTTTATTTTAGAAGTTGGCAAAGGATGGATAAATCCAAGGGCTGATGAAGAAATAGAAAAGTATCAAAGCAAGGTGCAATCAGCAATTAGAGCAGGTAAAGCATCTGCTCTTGCTAGATCCAACGCCAGTTCAACAAAGGTTCAACTAAACAAGAAACAAGAAACATTAAACAAGAAACAAGAAACAAATATAAAGAGACCACGCAATGTAAGTAAAAAAACATGGGAGGATTTTCTTATTCATAGAAAAAATTTAAAAAAACCATTAACAGAAACTGCATTCAAAGGTATAAAAAAAGAGGTAAGCAAAACTTCTATTAGCTTGGAGGATGCATTGGTTATGGTGCAAGCTAGAGGATGGCAAAGTTTTAAATCTGATTGGATCAAAGAAGAACAAAAGTCATTTGCTACTACTAACTACGGTGAGGGGGTACAAAAAATATGAGTTTAGAAAATCTAATTAACAAAGACAGGCCAACAGAAGAACGCATTTGTGCAAAGCATGGTGCATATACTTCAACAAATTATCTTGGCGAGCATTGGACAGAGTGTCCTAAATGTATGATAGAACGCAGGGATGCAGAAGCAAAGCTGCAAATAGAGCGTGACAAGCAAGCTGCATTAGAACGTGAGCAGCGTAGATGGATGTCAAAGATAAAAGGTGCAGCTATACCAGAACGATTTAAGGATCGGACGTTAGATAGCTATGTAGCAAAGACAAGTGGTCAACAGAAGGCATTAGTTTTTGCAAAAGAGTATGCAGAAAACTTTGACCAAGTTATAAAAACAGGACGTTCTGCAATCTTTGTTGGCAAACCGGGAACAGGCAAAACCCACTTGGCAATAGGCATTGCGTTGAGCATTATGCAACAGCAACGGTCACCAGTATTTGTCACCGTACAACGTCTTATTCGCAGGGTAAAAGATAGTTGGAGAACAAAAGAAGAAACAGAAAGCGAAGTCATAGATGCATTTGCGTCACCAGATCTGTTGATACTGGATGAAGTTGGTGTACAGTTTGGGTCAGAGTTTGAAAAACAATTGTTGTTTGATGTACTCAATGAACGCTATGAAAAACTTAAGCCATCAATTTTATTATCAAATATTCCTAGCGAGCAATTGTCAGACTACCTTGGGGAACGTGTAACCGATAGGTTGCGTGAAAACGGAGGTGCATTAATTGGTTTTAACTGGGATTCTTACAGGAAAAATTTATGACAACAGAACAAAAAGTTGCAGCAGCCAAGGCACGCATCAAAGAATTAGAATTATTAATTAAACTATGGAGCAAATCTTAATGACAAAAAACAAACTAAACACAGGTGACTTGTGGTTTAATCCAAACGAACCAGAAAAGTTATGTGTATTTAAAAATAACAAATGGGAAAAGATACCAGACAATGAAATGCAATGGTCAGACAGACAAAAAAATATTATGCAAATTGCAAATTACAAGCAGCAATTAGCAGAATTAGAAACACAATTTTGGTTTAACGATTTACCAACTAAAGAGTATATGGTTAGATTTGATGCAATAAAAAAACGCATTAACGAATTGGAGCAAGAAGATGATTGAAATAGTATTAGGTTGGCCACCATCAGATCTATCCCCAAACAAAAGATTGCATTGGGCAAAGCTGGCAGCAGCAAAAAAACAATATAGAAAAGATTGTTACAGCGTATCAAAAGAACAATTAAAAAAATATCGTGGGGTATATGAAAACATACCAGAAAGATTAGTTTTAGAAATGGTTTTTTTCCCACCAGACAAACGTAGTTATGACCGAGACAACTTAGTTGCTAGAATGAAGGCAGGTATTGACGGTCTCGCAGATGCACTACGCATCAACGATAAACGTTTTAATACTGTCATTTCAACTATGGACTCAGACTACCTTGGTGGCTTTGTCCGCATACGCATACTACAGGAAATTCCTTATGGCACGAAAAATCAAGAACCTATCCGTCAAGACACGAGAATACAAAGATAGGGATGGCAACGCAAAAGCAAACTGGCAAAACATTGGAGTCATTATGGAGAATGACCAAGGCAAACAATTTATGCTTATTGATAGATGGGTAAATTTAGCAGGGTTGCCTGACTTTAGTGACAAGCCAAATCCATCAGCAGTAATGGTATCTATTTTTGATGCAGATAATAATTACCAACCCGGAAAACCAGCACCAAGTACACCAACGTATAAAGGTAATGATAATTCAGATGATTGGAATAGCTCTCCTAAAGTACCAGAGGTAGACGAGATTCCATTTTAAAGTAGCCCCAGAATGACACAGACCATTTATCACTCTGGGGCTAGGCTCTAGAGTTGCGGTAGAGAACTAGAGCCACTAGGCCACCACCACTGCTTTACTTTTTGGGTGGCCTACCTTTTTTTGTACCGTATGTTCCTTTACCTTTTGGCATAATAATCTCCTTTTATTTTAATTATGAAAGAATTTTTTTATTCTGTCCATAGTTCTACGCTCTTCTCTTATTTGTTTTTTGGTGAGCATTGCTTCTAATTCTATTATTCGACCTAATAAACTTGCCAAGAATACATCCTGTTTCATCTGATGACGTATAAGATGTGTGCAATATCTTTTGACACCATCGTAATCATCGCTTTTTAAGACTTCTCTAATACGCATTTCAACAGAAAGCTGTAATTCTACAGGTGGTTCTTCTAATTCAATATTGAGAAATCTATCTTTAGCCATCAGTTTAATTTAGGAAACAAATTCTGCTCAAGCAGATCGACCAACTTATCGTCCACGGTATTTGAGGTCTGCTTTACAAAGGCACGACATAGGTCAACCACTAATCTCTTACATCCTGTCGTGGAAAGGAAGCGTAATAGTATAGGTTTTAGTATTTTGTACATAGTTTGTTTGTTTTTCCAAACATAGCACACGTTATTGTATTTTGCCTTCTATTCTGCTAACCGCTTCTGATAACTTGTTTAGTCTAAAGTATATGTCTCGTATGTCTCGTTCTCTACGACTACTCATGTTTGATATCACCATAACTAAAGCTGTAGCTGCTGCTCCCACCAATGCACCATATATCTCAGGCATTTGCGTAAATAGGTAATTATGTATAGTATGACTAATAAATCCTAATTATGGCAGAGGAACAAGAAGAAAAAGAAGGCACGGATTGGGGAGAAATCTTTGGTCATGCTGTCCGATTTATGATTCTTTGTTGGTCGCTTGCAATGATGACTCTTGGATACATGGACAAAATTCGCAATGATGGAGCGTTTTTAGCCGGCTTGACCAGTGGCGTTTTAGGCAGCTACGGTATCTCTGTTAACAAAAAGAAACCTGTAAACGCTGCTAAAGTAAATGACACAAAGGTAAATACACAATGAAAAAATTATTAGCATTACTGTTACTGTGTAGTCCTTCTGTAGCACTAGCAGACATAAATCACTCAATACAGAATGTTGTTTCGGTCAGCACATTAGGTGCATCATCTACAGCTAATAGAATAGGTACTACGTTTTCGGCATCGGGTACAAATGTCACGCCAACAGCAGGTGACACTGCAAATGCCATTGGTACTTTAGATTTAACGGATGCACAGATTACTAACGGTATTCCTACAATTGACGCTACAACTACATACTCGGTTACAAATTCCGGGGATGCATGGTCAGTGTCGGAAAGTTATATCCAAGGCGATGCTATACCAAGTACAGGTATGACGGTTACTAATGGTACTGTACCTGCACTAGTAGTTTTTGGAGATACTACAACTTTTGCAGGTGGAAACATAGGCACTACAGCTATGACTATGGACAGTGGTGGGGCAATGACAGTTAACCTATCTGCTACAGGAGCAGGTGTAACAGCACAAATGTCCAACACAATTAAATTAGAAATTGATTAATGAAATGGCTGGTACTGTTTTTATTAGGAGTACCTAGTGCTTATGCTGGAGGAATTACGCCTTCGTTCTCGACAGGCCAAATGGAAAGTAGCAGTTCTAGTCGCACTGTGGTGGTGGAAACCATTGTCACAGAAAATTATCGGACAGGGTATAGCTATTCATTACAAGGCCACAACATACAAATTAAAGATGGCACAGTTATATCACCAGAAGCGACATATACAAACACGCAAACAGTTAACGGAGTGTCATTCCAGTGGGTGACACCAGACCTAACAACTAAACCACAGTGGGAAATCAAAACTCCCGGAGAATCTTTTTCAATAACAGAAAATTTTCTTGCACCGGGATTGGATGCAACAAGCACCATACAACGCACCATAACAACAGAAAGTCAAAGTACAAGTTTGTCAATTTTTTCAAATTAAGTTTACTTTTATTATTTGCATCACCAGTTAAAGCTAATGTCGTTAGCTCTCCCAGTGCATCCAGTTCTGGAACGGTGATCAATAACGGCTACCAAACCATAAATGGTGGATTTCCAACGATGATTTATGGCGGTCAGGTGCAATGCCAACAACCAACACTAGCCTTTACACCGTTTGTGACTAAAGGAGAAAACTATAATACACCTAGAATTACTACAACTACTACTAATATTTATGATCTTTCAGAAGATGTTAATGGTAACCTAGTAAATCCGGGAACTATCTTGTACCAAAGTGAACAGCCAAGAATAGAACAATCAACTCACAATTTTAATTATGGATTTACTGTTAGCCTACAGATACCACTTGGAAAAGGATCTGATCTTTGTATTAGAGCAGCCGAAAATCAAATAAAAGGACAAGAGTTTGTATTAGCTCGTCAAAAATTAGAAGCAAATTTGGCTCGTATGAAGGTATGTGCCGAGCAATTTAAACTTGGAGTACAACTGATAAACGAAGATGCAGTTGCTTGTAAAAATGTTGTGCTAACAACTATACCTAATCAAGTTGTGCCACATACACACGAAATAAAAACTAAGTAGATTTATCCTTAGACTTTCCTAGACGTTTTATAAGCTGCTTCGTAAGGGGTTTTATAGCGTTTAAAATAAGAGGAGTACTCGCAGCGATACTAGCGACAAAAAAAGTAGAGACAGCCACACTAGGCGTAGGTAAGTATTGGTCGATAAATTTGACTCTTTCATATTCGGTACGGCAATCACCGTTACTTTCTCTAACATAATTCTTAATTCGCTCCAATCGCTTATCGTTAACAAAACTTCCTATTCTTAACGCTCCTTCTGGGGGACAGGGTTCGTATTTTATTTTCTTTTCTTTCTTTGGTTTTGGTTGTACTACGTTTGTGTCCTGTGTGGGCGTAGAAGCAGTGTTAACTGGTGCTGGTGTTGTATCTATTACTTGTGCAGGGTCGTATCTCATAGGCGTATACGATGGTATTTCACCATGTGGACATACTGTGTATGTTCCACGCTTGTCAGAAATAAGCAAAGATGGATTGCGTGTAGTTTCTAAATCTCTGTGATATAAGTAACATCCCGGCAGCTTGCCTTCTAGTTTTGGTCTTGTAAAATACGGTGTATCTGGGATATCAATTGTTGGAAGAGTTATCTCAGGTATCTTTATTTCAGACACTAAGGTATAAGTTTAGGTTTAGATGGTATTGGTAAAGATGGGCCTGTGACATCTGGCATTGCATTACCAAGTACATCTGGCATTAACCCTTGGATTTCGCCAAGTACTTTATCCATAATCTTTTTTTGAAACTGGGGTGATTGAACATATTTGTATGTAAAAAAACCACCGCCTAGAATGCCTAACATAAGGATTCCAGTTACGATGGTAATAATGTCTAAAGCCTTACGCATGATTAAGTACCAGATAATACGAGCTTGCTCTTTAATGAGCTTAGTCGTTCTGATTCTTATAGTAGCAATCAGCCCTCTCTACGTCACTATGGGTTTAATAACTAGGCAGTTACAAGAAAAAATTAAGTAGTTTGCTCTGGTACAGGTGCTGTATCAGGTACAACTACTTCTGCTTTTCTATCGTCTAGAATTGCTTGAATTTGTGTATACCTAGTTTTCATTTGGTTTACAACTTCCTGTGCTTCATTATGTTTTTGCACTACTTGTGCAAGTTCTTCTTGAAGTTGTTGGTCTGTTGGTCTAGTCATTATAAAGGTAGTTTATCTGCTATTAGTTTAGCTTTCCACGCAGCTTTGACGTCAGTAGTCCACACAGCGTTACAAATTGCTGACACTTCTGTTGGTATGGCTGTAACACCATCAGGTTCTTTGTCTAATGGGTTGTCAACTAAATTATCAGAAGCATCTAACGTACCGGGTTGCAGTACATATCTTTCGTAAGACCTTGCACCTATATCTACGCCATCTTTTTTGATGACAGTTGCTTTACGGACTTGAACGTGTTTATAAAGTCCAACGACTTCTATCTTGTCGTATTCAATTACTTCGGCTAGTGCCATTAGGATTAATCTCCGATTAAAACAGGTTTAGGCTTAGTTTATAGACTTAGCGCGGTCTAAGATGCTTTATATACACCAGCACCATAAATATACAAATTGCTTGAATTATTTTTAATTGCGTTCCAGCTATTATTATCACGATAAAATTCAATATATGTACTATTAGATGAAATCAAACCTCCCTGATTTTGATTACTGTTAAAAGCATTTGTATAACATTGAGTAAAATGACCTCTGGAGGTACAAGTAAAAGGTAATCCGCTTATAAGGGCGTAGTTAGCGTTTTGTACTTCCCAAGAGTGCCATTCTAAATCAACGAAAACCAAGTCACCTATCTTTGTATATTTTGCTGATTTAGTTCCAACACTTGTCATAGTTGTAGCATACCAAGCACCGTTGTAATAATACATAACAAATGGCGTCCAAGTTCCCTCTTCATAGTCATTAAGAGCGTTATCTGCTGCGGTATCACTTCCAAAATTTAAACCATTAGGTGTAAATTGTCCTCTTACAGTTCCACTAGATCCACAAATAAATTGAAGTCTATCTGAACCTCTACTATTTAATCCACTTACTAAAGTTCCATTTTTATAAAATTCTAAAGCAGCATGACAATTAGCTGTATTGCCTTCAATTTCAACTGCTGCCCTTGAACCTGTTCCAACATCACTTACTGTTAAAGTTTTTGTATGACTACCTATGTTAGGACTTGATTTTCCTATGCCAACATGACCTGACATATCGATGCGCATCATCTCCTGATATAGGTTTACATTAGGCCCTGTCAAAAACCGCATATGTAATCCACCTGTTGAAGTATCAGCCATTTGAGCTATTATTCCAGCACATACACCGGGGGCAGAAGAATCAGCGTGTTCAAATTCTATTCCGCAAATATTTGTACCATTTGCAATACTTGTAGTGGTATTTTTAAGTCTTAGTGCAGGGAAAGTACCACCACTAACACTTAATTTGCGTGCTGGTGATGCTTCGCCTATACCTACTGTGCCATTTATAAAAGTATTGCCATTATCACTATCTACGCTTAATTGGTCTACACCATTAGCAGATTCTATTCTAAACTCACCACTATCAACTTGCAATTTTAAAAGAGTTCCATTAAAAGTTAATGCGGACTCACCATTTAAAGTATTTGCAGTACCAGAACCAGTAATAAGTCTGTCATCTGCGTTATTATTTATTGTTGTACCAGCAGGGATGCTTACTGTCTCAAAGCTAGGATCTGCTCCGTTGTTTGCTCTTAAAAATTTTCCATCGCTATTAGCATCGCCATGCAATAACTTAGCTAAAGTTATAGCTTCATCTTTTATAGCAGGTGTAGATACTTTAGTTAATGCCATAATAGTTTTTAGTAAAGGCTTAGTTTTAAGACGTAGCTCGGTCTAAGAAGCAAAATAAGTTATAGTAAATAATGCATAAGCATTATTATTAGCTTTCATACGTTCTGCACCTGTATTATCTCGATTAACCCAAAAATTAATATGACTACTAGCTCCAAACATTTCAACAACTACATTAAGAGTATCTGACGGTACATTCTGATCCCATAGTCTTACTGCACCTACACAACTACCACTACCATCAGTGCCACTTGCATTAGTAAAAGGTGCGTTATTAATAATAAAGTCTTGGTTGCCACCATTTGAGTCATTAACGCGTACTTGACCTCGTATTGTGACTTGTCTGCCTATTTTTGTATACATACAAAGATCTTGACTTGAATGTAACGTTACACTATTTTCACAGGTAGCCGTAAATGTACCTTCCTCATAGTCACTAAGAGCGTTAACTGCGGCAGTGTCACCATTGAATTTAATTCCATTAGTATCTATTCGTGCATATTCCTCTGTATAACCAACAAACACATGAGGATATTTAGTTCCAACTCCTGATTTGTAACAGTTGTATTCAACTTTTCCAGCAGTTTTTACTCCAATAAAAGCTGATACAGCATTAGTTGAAGTATCACTAATAACCAAGTCAACATCACCACTATCTTGTACTCTTAAACGCCCAGTTACACTAGCACCATTAGATTCAGTGATAAATTTTGAACTGTTGTTGTAAAATAATTCTGTCCCTGCATCACCTGTAATAACTAAGCTATCTTCCCAACTACCACTTTTTTTATTTTGAATTTTAAAAGGCCCACCATTATAAACACCTACATCAAATAAATCTGAATAATCATCACCTTCATCTGCTTTAAAAGTAATAAAAGCATTTCCATTTTCAGGCCCAATAACGGATATTCCATCTGATTCTGTTGCAAAAACTTTTATGTCGTTGTGATGTAAAGATACTTCTCCATCTGGAACTGCAATTAAAGATTGTTTATCTGCACCTGTAAATAGTTTAAAACTACCGTTAGGATTTTTTATAAAATTATCACTCCCATTATGGTACATAACCATGTCTGTACCAGCACCAAACTTTAATCTGTTTACATTTCCAGAGGCAACTGCATCATTGTTTGAATCTCCAAAAACAATACTATTACTGTTAGCGTCTAAGTTACCGCCTAACTGTGGTGATGTGTCACCAACTAAGTCTGTAGTTACTTGCGCCCAAGTTAAACCACCTGCTGCACTAGATTGTGCTTGCAAGAAATATCCATTAACAGGATTATTTGATACATTTAATTTTGCTTCTGTTACTGTTCCGTCACTAGGAGTTCCAATACTTACAGAAGCACCAATAGTAACAATAAAGAAATCAGCACCAGATGGAGGTGGGCTACTAAATACAATGTTTGCACCATCTAATGCAAAACCTTCGCTTGGTTGTCCTGTACCTGTGTTAGGTTTTTGTACTACACCATTAATGCTGACCAGCATTTGTTGAGCAAACTGACCTGCATTACTTAATGTAAATTTGTATGCAGAACCATTAAATGTTGCACTATTACCACCAGTACCACTAAAACTGCTAAGAGTATTTATAAAGAAATTACCAACAGATTGCGTTTCCTCCCATGCTCCATTACCACCATTAGCTTGAGCATTATAAACAAGAAGTTTTCCGCTTGCTTGGTTAAAAAATAAATCACCACCATCTAAATCTGTTGATGGGTTATTACCTGTATTATCAGTTCTGTATCTTGCAGCAAAAGAGTTAACACCACTAAGGTTACTAGCTACAGTGTTTACATTTGCAATGCTGCCACCTACGTTGTTAACGTTAGCAATTGCACCACCAACAGTATTAACATTACTAATATTACTAGCAACCACACCAATGTTGTCATCGCCTACTGCAATGGTGTTACCCATATTATTGCCATGTACAGTGCAGTAATAACGTAATGATGCAGGGGCATTTGCAGGTACAACAAAAGTTACGTTTGCCCCTGCTTGACCTGCTGTGCCGTTAACTGTTACTCCACTTGTATACGCATTACCGCCTGA